TGAAGATAGTGGTCCTTGTTTAATGTTAGTTGATTCTATTAAAGGTAGATACGAGTTTCCAGAGCTAAGACGTATTGCATTAGAGCAATACGGATACTGGCAACCGGAGACAGTAATTATAGAAGGCAAAGCATCCGGGCTCCCTCTAACTTATGAATTAAGAAAAGCAGGTATACCTGTAATTAATTTTACACCATCACGTGGTAATGATAAACACACTAGAGTTAATTCTGTATCTCCATTGTTTGAGTCTGGTAAAATATATGCACCAACTGAAATGGAATTTGCTCAAGAAGTAATTGAAGAATGTGCTGCGTTTCCTTATGGAGATCATGATGATCTTGTAGATTCTATGACTCAAGCAGTCATGAGATTCAGACAAGGTGGATTAATTGAACACCCTGAAGATTATGAAGATGAGCCTTTACAACAGACTCCAAAAGTGTATTATTAGGCATTATGGCAAAAGAAGACGATCAAAAATTACAGGACATGCTTAGAGCTATTGAAGCGGGAGAGCTTCCAGAAGACTTAAATGATCCTGAAGATTATGATGATATGGGTGGTATTAAATCTCTAGATAGAGGTGCACCATCAATTAAAATGGCATCAGAGCCAGAAGACGAATTTGAATTAGAATTAGGAACTGTCATAAAAGAATATTTCGATTTAAAAGAAAAAGGTATTATAGATATTCCTATAGAAGAATTTATCAATCAGTATTTATCTAAAAAGAAAATGCAAGAAAATAGAGCCATGGCTATGGGCGGTGGACCTATGAGAGCGGCCTATGCTAATGGAAAATCTGTAAAAGATTTAAATGTTTATGATGTAGTAGATAAAGATAAAGAAGATGAATACTACAAAATTAAAGAAGAACAAATGCTTAGAAAATATTATCCTGAAGACTATCCACCATCTCAAAGAACTATGGGAATGGAAGATCTTAGAAAAATGATTAAAAAAGCAGAGCAGGATAAAAAAAAATTAGCTATGGGCGGTATCGCAGGAGTCCTGTAGTGCCCGACCAAGCCCCACCTAAAAAACCAAAAAAATTCATGCCGATGTTAGACATGCTTAACACGGAAGCAGCCGTTAATACTTTATCTCCAAAAACTTATGCTGACTATGTTGGAATCTTTTCAAGAAAAGCATTTGAGAATGGGGAAATAGATGTAGATGAATATTTAGATATTGTTAAACCATTATTTGGTGAGACAGGTGAAATGGTAACAGAGAAAATAGACAACTATAGAACTAAGTTTTTAGATGGTGGAGACACTGCATATAATAAAATGGTTACAGAAGCTTATATTAAAGCCGGAGGCCTTGAAGCAACTGGCATGGATATAGATAAATTTGCAGAAATGTATTTTAAAAAATTCGCTGATGGTGGCAGAGCACAATTTAATTCAGGCTCCCAGAATCCTGATGCAGAATTAGGTAAAAGAGTAATAGAACTTATGGAAGACAAAGAGAATCCTTTATCATTTGGTGAAGCAGTAAAACAAGCAATGAAGGAAACAAGAGAAAATAATGGTAATGGCACAATGCCTAAATCTGAAAAATGGATGAGAGAATATTTCTTCGATGGTAAAGGTGGTTACGATGATAGAATGTCATATAAAGAATTTGCTTTAGGACCAGGACAAGAATTATACAAAAAATTTGGTAATGACTAAAAGGCTTACTAGAACAATTCCTCCGGAATCAGGGCCCATGCCTCAGGGGTTGAATATTAATTATAATGGTGTTAAACAGATAAAACTTACGGAGAAAAAATATAATGGCAGATATAGACAAATCACTTCCAAACGAAGTTCGACAAACAGTTAGTCTTCCCGGCGAAGAAGAGATTAAAGAAGAAATTGTAGAACAAGTTCAAGAAGTTCAAGAATCACCCGATGAGGTTGAAGTTTCAGAAAACGAAGATGGATCAGTAGATATAAATCTTGATCCTGCTGCAGCATCTCCAGAAGGTGGTGATGAACATTATGCAAACTTATCAGAATTTTTACCAGACGATGTACTTGGAAGATTAGCTTCAGATTTATCTAGTAAGTATCAAGATTATACTTCTTCAAGAAAAGATTGGGCACAAACTTATACTCAAGGTTTAGACCTTTTAGGTTTTAAATATAATAATAGAACTGAACCTTTTTCAGGAGCAAGTGGTGCAACACACCCTGTTCTTGCAGAAGCAGTTACACAATTTCAAGCATTAGCTTATAAAGAATTATTACCGGCAGATGGACCAGTTAGAACACAAACGATAGGTGTATCATCTCCAGAAAAAACTCAGCAAGCAACTAGAGTAAAAGATTTCATGAACTACGAGTTAATGGAAAAAATGAAAGAGTACGAACCAGACTTTGATCAGTTATTATTTAACTTACCATTAGCAGGTTCTGCTTTTAAGAAAATATACTACGATGATGTGGAGCAAAGAGCTGTAAGTAAATTTGTTCCTGCAGATGATTTGATTGTACCCTACAGCGCTACCTCATTAGACGATGCAGAGGCAATCATCCATCGTGTAAAAATTTCTGAAAACGATTTAAGAAAACAACAGGTTGGTGGATTTTATAGAGATATAGAAATTGGAAAACCTGGAGATAAAGAAACTGAAGTTGAGAAAAAAGAAAGAGAACTTGAAGGAGTATCAAGAACTGTAAATGAAGATATTTATACATTATTAGAATGTCATGTGGATTTAGATTTAGAAGGTTTCGAAGATGCAGATCCAGAGACTGGTGAGCCCTCAGGAATTAAAGTTCCATACATTGTAACAATTGAAGAAAATTCACGTGAAGTTTTATCTATTAGAAGAAACTATGAAATAGGTGATGCATTAAAAAATAAAATTAATTATTTTGTACACTTTAAATTTTTACCAGGTTTAGGTTTTTATGGTTTTGGTTTAATTCATATGATTGGTGGATTATCAAGAACAGCAACTTCTGCATTAAGACAATTATTAGATGCAGGAACTTTATCTAACTTACCTGCAGGATTTAAAATGCGTGGTATTAGAATTAGAGATGATGCACAATCAATTCAACCAGGTGAGTTTAGAGATGTAGATGCACCCGGTGGAAATTTAAGAGATTCATTTATGATGCTTCCATTTAAAGAACCGTCAGCTACATTATTAAACTTAATGGGTATTGTAGTTAACGCTGGTCAAAGATTTGCATCTATTGCAGATTTACAAGTTGGTGATGGCAATCAACAAGCAGCAGTTGGAACTACAGTAGCTCTTCTTGAAAGAGGAAGTAGAACTATGTCTGCAATTCACAAAAGAATTTACTCTGCTCTTAAACAAGAATTTAAATTACTAGCAAGAGTATTCAAGTTATATCTACCACCGGAATATCCGTATGATGTAGTTGGGGGTCAAAGAGTTATTAAACAAACTGACTTTGATGATAGAGTAGATATATTGCCAGTTGCTGACCCTAACATTTTTTCACAGACTCAGCGTATTTCACTAGCGCAAACTGAGCTCCAACTGGCACAATCTAATCCACAAATGCATAATCTATATCAAGCGTATAGAAATATGTATGAAGCACTTGGTGTACCAAATATTGATTCAGTTTTAATTAAGCCAATGCAACCTATGCCAAAAGATCCTGCATTAGAACACATTGATGCATTAGCAGGAAAACAATTCCAAGCTTTTCCTGGTCAAGATCATAGAGCACACATAACAGCTCATTTAAATTTTATGGCAACTAACATTGCTAGAAACAATCCAATGATTATGGCAAGTTTAGAAAAAAATATTTTTGAACATATTAGTTTAATGTCTCAAGAACAAATTGAATTAGAGTTCAGAGATGAATTAGTTCAACTACAACAGATGCAACAAATGGCTCAACAGAACCCACAGATAGGTCAACAAGCTATGATGATGCAACAAAAAATCGAAGCAAGAAAAGCTCAACTAATTGCAGAGATGATGGAAGAATTTATGAAGGAAGAAAAAGAAATTACTTCACAATTTGATAATGATCCTATTGCAAAATTAAGATCAAGAGAATTAGACCTTAGAGCAATGGAAAATCAACGTAGAAAAGAGCAAGATCAAGAGAGAATTAATCTTGATAAGATGAGAGCTATGATGAATCAACAAAATCAAGAAGAAAAACTTGAACAAAACGAAGAATTAGCAAATTTAAGAGCTGATACTTCAATTGAAAAAACAATTTTAAGTAAAACTCTTCCAAGTACTGACTCAATGATGAAAAATCAGGGTAGTATGATGCCTAAAGTGTCAATTATAAGAAGTGGCGACGAATAAGAATGACAAAATACTAAAAAAAGGTTACTATAAATTAACTAAGGAGAAAAATTATGGAAAAATTAGATAAAATTGTTCAGATCAAGTCAGAAGACAAGATGAATCTTGAAATTGACCCTAGATCAAAGACAACAGCTGACGGTGCTTTCAACTATGTTCCAAAAGGTGAAGAAGTTGAAGTAAGAGGCACTAAAAGAATGCTGAAAGAGAAGTCTAAAAAAGCTAGATGGATCTAACATGTGGTTTTCGGCACTTAAATTAGCCGTTTCTGCTGGAAGTAAGATTTACGCTAATAAACAAAAAGCAAAAATAGCAATGTCTGATGCACAACTGCTACATGCAGAGCGTCAAGCTCGTGGTGAGGAAGCTTACCAGGGAAAATTGTTAGAAGCTAGACAATCAGATTATAAGGACGAGGCGGTTCTTGTAATATTGACACTGCCAATTCTGGTTTTAGCGTATGGAGTTTTTTCTGACGACGTACAAGCTATGGACAAAATAAAAGTTTTCTTCGATCATTTCCAGTCTCTCCCATCATGGTTTACTAATCTTTGGATACTTGTCGTGGCGAGTATTTATGGTATAAAGGGAACACAAATATTTAGAGGAGGAAAAAAATAATGAGAAACTATTATAATAAAGGTGGCCCAACTTTAACTAAGGCACAACAAACTTTACCACCAGAATTAAAAAAGAAAATTTTAATGTCTAAAGGTAAAAAAAAATCTAAATCAATGATGAAAAAAGCAACAGGTATTGCGTAATGGCTAAACTTTGTGCAAAAGGAAAAGCGGCAGCTAAAAGAAAATTTAAAGTATATCCGTCTGCATATGCTAACATGTATGCTTCTGGAGTTTGCTCCGGTAAAATTACACCAGGTGGTAAAAAAGGAAGTAGAAAAAAAGCTGGCAATGGTGGTTTGATGGCAGGTATGGCTAGAAAACGAAGAGTAAGTTGTGCGTAGTTATTATTCAGAAGGTGGTTTAAGAAAATGGGTATCAGAGAAATGGGTAGACATTGGAGCACCGAAGAAAGACGGCAAGTATCAACCATGCGGGAGAAGCAAGGGGAGCAAAAGGAAATATCCAAAATGCGTACCACTTGCAAAAGCCACACGGATGA